CGTTCTCATAGCAGACCATCTCCCGGTGTCAATCAAGATGACGAAGCATATTTCCGTGAAATCTTCCGTAAGAAACGTTTAGCTGCACAGCAAGCAGAACGTAGTGCAGACCATGATAGATTAGCTACTGGTACAAACGAATCAGTAGGTTCAGACATGCAAGTGTGGGATGTTCATGTATTCAATAATTTCTATCGTGGTAAGTATGCTGATTACGGTCCAAGACTATATTCTGTAGTAGCTAGTAGCCCAGAAGAAGCTCGTCAAGTTGTCATTAACAACCCAGACTATGTATTGCAAGACTTACTATCACGTAAACTACAAAACGGCAAGAAGGTGTTACCTCGTGGTTCAGCTTTACCGGTTGAAGAAAAGCGTGTAGGTAAAGCACAGCCGGGCACAATCACTACAATGGCATTAAAGAAGATGCTAACACCAGATGGCGTACAGTCATTCAAGTTTACTAATGGTAAGATTGTTGATGGTTCACATGTTGCTGGCGGCGAAGTAGAAGAAGCTCGTGCTAACACATCAGGTGCTAGAGCCGGTTTAGCAAAGCGCAAGACAACAGTTCCACTAACTCCAGAAGAGCAAGCCGCTAAAGATGCTGCTAAGTTTGAAAAGTGGAAAGCTAAGAATCAAAAGCCAGTGAAAACAGTTGACGAAGCCAGTTTTGACTACACAACTAAAGACTTGGGCAATGACTATGCAGGCTTTCCTTCTAATCATAGCATGAAGCATAAGTTTCTTGCAAGAATCAAGCCAGAAAAGCAACAACTATACAAAGACAAGATTAACAACACTCACGAATGGGATGATTTGTTTGCCTTGTTTAATGTTGCTAAACAACGTGGTGATATCATCTCGCAAGGTGACTCTCACAGAACAATGGGTCTTGACGCTAGTTTAGAACAGCACGCCGACGACAAGATGAAAGAATTAGGTCATAAGTTCAAACCTGTAGCTGAAGGTGATAATCCTGAATATGATGACGAAGCAGGCATGGCAGAAAGTAATCTACACACTATCGCACGTGCTGCTCAAGGCTTGATTGATACAATCGGTGAGAACGAAAACTTACCAGAATGGGCACAAGAGAAGATTGCTAAAGTTGAAGGCATGCTTGTTGCAGTTTGGGATTACTTAGAGAGCCAAGAAGAACAAGGCATCGATCCTCAAGTTGACGAAGATTGGCAAAAGACTAACAAGCAAGACAAAACAGACGGCATGAGTCCCAAAGCTGTTAAAGCATATCGTAGAGAGAATCCAGGTAGCAAGTTAAAAACTGCTGTTACTAAAAAGCCAAGTGAATTGAAAGCTGGCAGCAAAGATGCTAAACGCCGTAAATCATTCTGCGCTCGTATGAGTGGCAACAAAGGTCCTATGAAAGATGAGAAGGGTCGTCCAACACCAAAAGCAAAAGCACTAAGTCGTTGGAACTGTGAAAGTGTTGAACAAACAGTTCAGATGCTAGAAAGCGTACAACGTGATTTGAGCGAAGTGAAACAACGTTTAGATCCTAAGTGCTGGAAGGGCTATAAAAAGCAAGGCACTAAGATGAAGGGTGGCACTAGAGTAAATAACTGTGTACCAGTCAGCGAAGCTGAATTCAACGAAGACAAATTAGCACAAGACTTATACAAAGATTTACAAATCTTTAAGAAGGGTGCTGATAAAGAAATCGGCTCAAAAGCCAAAGATAAAGAAATCTCTAGCAAAGCTAAAGATAAAGAAATTATTGCGAAAGTAACAAACAAATGAATTTTCAAGAACTATTTGAAGGTGTAACACCAAAATTACCGGGAGCTGTAAAAGGCATCAAAGTAATGTCTATCGACCAATTCGTTGGTCAACCTGCTCAGAGTCAAGAACCTGAGCAAGAAGTAGACGAAGCAACTGCACTACCAGCTCAACAACGTGAACTAGGTTCTCAAGAGTTTCAAGACTACATGACACGTATCAAAGGCACTGATGACCTTGATAAAGAAGGTAACGTCAAAGTAAACAAGAAGGGTATTCCTCAGTATACTACTGGCAAGACAAAAGGTGACAAGTACAAGATGCCATACATTCACCGTTCAAGTGCTATTGAGTACTACAGTGAAGAAGGCAAGAGATACAAAGAAGAAGCAGTTATCGAAGCATTGAAGCAACGTCCTAAGAAGTTGTTAAAGCAAAACGAAAAGATGAAGCACAGCAATGGCGCATTCGAACAATTCTTTAATGTTGGTTTTGCAGCATTGACAGGTATTGCGGTTGACGAATCAACGAACAAACTAATCGTAGTTAACACATGTCCAGGTGCTGGTTCATGTAAAGTTGATTGCTTCGCTATGAAGGGTGGAAAAGTTCAATTCAAAGCAGCTTGGTTATCTGATGGTCGTATCTTGACATATCTATTGAATGACCCAACTGGTTTCTTCAATCAATTAAGTGCAGAGATTTCTAAAGAAGAAGCTGCTGGTATTAAAGGTTCAAAGGGATTTGAGCAAGGTTGGCAAGTTACTGTTCGCTGGCATGACGCCGGTGATTTCTTCTCGCCAGAATACTTAGACTTAGCATTGAAGATGGCTAAGAAACATCCTAACGTCAAGTTCTATGCTTATACAAAGATGGCAGGCGCTGCACTTGCAGAGAAACCAGACAACTTCATTATCAACTGGTCTGAGGGTGCTAACACTCAGCAAGAGAAACAAGTTAAGCAACAAGACCCTAACTTAGAGCGTACAAAGAACTCACGTATTGTTCCTGAGAAACTATTCTATGACTTGTTAGCAAAAGACGCTAAAGGTAACTTAGCTAAGGGACCTGACGGTCAATGGCAAGTTGCTGGTCCACAAGAATTAACTCAGTTGAAACAACGTTTGGCACAAGCATATAATATCACACCTAACTCAATTCTAAGTTACAACGAATATATGAGCAAGCCTAAAGTCGGCGGCATGAAGTACAACGTTATTGTTGCTCCGGGCGAAGGCGATGTGTCTGCTAATGACCAGAACGTTCTTTCTACTCTATTACTAAGACACTAAATAAATCATGTTATCAGACAGCTTAAAAACATTACTAGCAAGCACACAAAGTTTTGCTATCAAGTCACAGAACTTTCATTGGAACATTGAAGGCAGTGACTTCCCTCAATACCATGAATTCTTTGATACACTATACGGTGACGTAAGCAGCACGATTGATAGAATCGCTGAGTACATTAGAATCTTAGGTGCTTACACTCCGGGTAGTTTAACTCGTTATGCTGAATTATCTGTTATTCAAGACCAAACTAAGATTCCACGTGCCGAATTAATGTTTGCTGAATCATTACAAGACTGTGAAACAATGCTTCAGATAGTAACAGCAATGTTTGACGAGGCAGCTAATGAGAATCAACATGGTATCGAAAACTACATGGCTGAACTTCAAGACTTGTATGCTAAGAAAGCATGGTTTATCCGTAGTATCCTTAAAAAAGAACGTGAGTAATGAGAGCAACCGAATTCATCACTGAAGTCTTCGAACCCGGTAAAACAAACTGGAAGTGGCGTCACCGCGGTAGCGAAGAAGCGACTGCTGACTTCACAGTGGGGGATAGAACATATCAATGGCATGCATACTCACACGTTCGTGCAGGTAATCCAACTAAGTGGGAAATGCAGTTTCGCTTGATAAGACAGCCAACTGATGATGAAAATTTAGACTTATTTGGTTTAACTGGCACAGGTAACTCAGCGGATGTTATGTCAACTGCGGTTGATATTACACGTTCATTTTTAGAAATCTACGGACTCGATAAAGTAGAAGAAATTACGTTCAGTGCCAAAGAAGATAACAGAAATTCTCGTATATCGTTGTACGCTAAAATGATTAAACGTCTATTGCCTACATGGGATTTGTATCAAAAATACAGTGAAGAAAACGGAATGGAATATCATCTAACTGACCGTAGAGCGTATGACAAGCCTGAGAATAAGATTAATTAAGAACATGCCTTAGGACCGTGGTAGTTACTACCATGCAGGCGTCGGGCGGCTGCTGCCCTGAAATGAACGATTCGCTACCGGAATTTTCTAAAGTGAGCATTACTTCTAAAAACGCATAAATACTTATTATGCGAGCCGAAACATTTATCCTAGAATCTGCTGCTAAAGAATTAGCAGACCAGCTTCCTACACTCAAAAGAACTGACTATGATGCAATAGATGCGTTGATGCAACGAATCAGCGTCAAGCACGACCTATCCGGTGAAAAACTACATAGCTTATTTGTACGCAAATACGGACATTCACCTGATACTTGGGTTAAAAGAATCAAACAACGTAACGAAGAAGTTACTGAGGGTGTAGAGACAGATGATGACGTTAAGCAAGTTGAAGAATTTATTGAGTGGGCAAAGCAAACACTGAATGTCAAAGGTACTCCGAAGTTTCACTTTAGTAGAGATACACAACAAGCACAAGAAGACCACAGAACAGGCATGCACGATAGTCAAGGTAACATTATCGTGTACATTGAAAATCGCAACTTGATTGATATTTTCAGAACAATTTTCCATGAACTAGTACATCAACGACAAGATGAGTTAGGTATGATTGAGAACGGTGATAGTTATCCCGGTAGCCCCATTGAAGCGATGGCTGATATGTTGGCTGGAAAGTACATAAAGATTTATGGAAAAGAACATCCCGAAATTTTCCAATAAAGTAAAACAAAAGTTAACAGAAGTGCCTGAAGACTTGTTTGAAATGGGTAAAGAAACTATTGATTTTAAAGCACAGGTCTTGAAAAGACAGTATAATAAGAATCCTTTGAGCATTTTTAACTTGATAAAGAGAATGATTAATGAGAGCAAATGAGTTTGTAAACGAAGACATGTCACGCCGAGGATTTCTAGGCGCACTAGGTGCAGGTGCCATGGCAGCTTCAGGTGTAGCTCAAGCTAAAGTTAATCCAACTCCGCAGCCTGTAGCAAACAATCCCAAAGCAGAACTACTACTCAAGTGGGCTAAACGATTTATTACTGATCCTGCTGAACTAGCAGCATTCATGGCACAGTGCGCCCATGAGAGCGACAACTTCAAAGCAATGGAAGAATATGGTTCGCCTGAGCGTTTTGCTAAGAAGTATGACATTCGTTACAACCCACAAAAAGCAAAACAATTAGGTAACACTAATCCAGGCGACGGTATCAAGTATCGTGGTCGTGGTTATATTCAGTTGACTGGTAAATACAACTATGAAAAAGCAGGTGAATGGATTTCAAAGTACATCAGTCACCCAGTTGACTTTGTAAAGAATCCTGACTTAGTAGCTACTCCGACAGCGGCTGCATTGAGTAGCTTGTGGTACTGGATGACATTCGTTAAGCCACGTACAAAGAGCTTCACAAACACTAAGCAAGTTACAAAGAACATCAATCCGGGAATGAAAGGTCAATCTAGCCGCGAACAAAAAGCACGTGATTGGCAAGCACACTTGAACGTTAAGCCAGGAAAACCAGTTAAGGTTGCATCAAGATGAGAGCAAATGAATTTTTAACCGAGATTGAACGTCTTAGTAAAGATGACTACACCGGTGGCAAAGATGAGTTAGGGATTTATCAAACTCCCGGTGAAAAGAAATTAATACCTTTGCCTGGCGGCAGTGGATTATTCTATAGCATAAAAGCTGACCGTGACGGTACTCGTCAATTTATCTTCATAGTTGACCCTGAACATATTGAAAACACATTGTCTAGACGACACGGGGAGTCGGTTGAAGCGTTTATAGCTAGAGTGAAAGAAGTTCACCGCAATGGTGTAAAACCACAACCAAAGATTGTTGCTAAACTGTCAGTTGAAACTTTCTCTAGCCCTATCCCTAACGCAGTACAAGTTGGTTCTATTACAGTTGACGAAGACTATCGTGGTAAAGGTCTTGCTAAAGCATTGTATGGCATCGTATTGTCGATTATGAAAAAGACATTGCTTGCTGGTAACGAACAAACACCAGGTGGACGTAGAAACTGGATGAGTTTAGCAAGTATACCCGGTGTTGAAGTTAAAGGCTTCCTTCAACTTGACCCTGATGATTTAGAATTTGATCCTACAGATTGGCCTGATACCCCTGAGTACCAACAAGCAATGAAAAAGCGAGAAACGGTTATTGATACGATGCACGACAACATTATGAAACTTGGTGGTCAGTTTATTGGTAAAAGCAAGTACGCAGAGTACTGGGCGTTTGATGTTATGCCAGGCAACGGAGAACTAGCTCCCGTAGTTAAGAACTCATTGAGTAAATTATATAACACAGATGTTCCAACTGGTTTATTTGCAAGGTGGACCGGCAAATGAGAGCAAACGAATTCATTAATGAAACAATCAACAAAGAAACATTGAACCCAAAGTTCAAACATTCTATTGAAGATAACGGCATAACGTATACTGCCAAGTACATCAAGTACGGTGGTGATGGTAAATCATATTTCGCAATCACTGCTACCCAAGAGATAGACAATCAAACGGTACGTGCCGGTGAAGTTATGTTCAGACCAAAGACTGACGGTAACGGTAACTATTGGTTAGAATCATACATGACTTGGGTGAAGCCAGACTATAGAAAATTGGGCGTCACTCGCATGATGTATGCGTATGCTAAGATGTTGGGTAACGATATTAAACCAAGTCATGACCAAACACCTCGTGGTCAAGCAATGTGGCAGAGTTGGAAAGACTCTGGTGACGCAGAGCATTTAATGAAATAAGGTTAAACTCATTACGCAAAAAGTTTGACTTTGTTGCGTAGCTCATATATAATAACTACTTCTTTAGGAGATTATATATGACAGCAAAAATGTTTAGCGGCGACCAGAAAATCAAACTTACCCAATTGATTAACGAAGGTATGCAAGTCTTACACGAGATTGATACCTTGAACGAAGGTCTCTCTGATACAGTTAAAGCAATCGCAGAAGAATTGGAAGTTAAGCCTTCAGTTCTCAAGAAAGCGATTCGTGTTGCCCACAAAGCAAGTCTAACACAGACTAACCAAGACAACGAAGAACTCAACACTATTTTGGAAACTGTGGGTAAGACTCTCTAATGTCATACGTTGATGCAATTCATTCCCGTGATGAAGACCGTATCTATGTAGTAGAGAGAACCCCTGAGGGTAAAAGAGCATACAAAGAGTTCCCAACTAATTATGTGTTCTATTACGATGATCCAAAGGGGAAGCAACGAAGTATTTACGGCAATTCCGTAACACGTTTCAGTTCCAGAAAACGTAGTGAGTTTGAAAAAGAACGTAGAGTCCTCTCAAACAAAACTCTGTATGAAAGTGACGTTAACGTTGTGTTCCGATGCCTAAGTGAAAATTACTTAGGTGTTGAACCCCCAAAACTTCACACATGTTTCTTCGACATTGAAGTAGACTTTGACCCAGTAAAAGGTTTCAGTCCTACAAGTGACCCATTCAACCCAGTAACAGCTATCTCATTGTACTTGGATTGGCAAGACACATTGGTAACATTGTGTATCCCACCAAAGCACATGAGTAAAGAAACAGCACAAGAAATTGCTAGCCAATTTGAAAACTGTTTAATCTTTGACAACGAGAAAGAAATGTTTGACACATTCTTTATGTTGATTGAAGATGCTGACGTTATGACTGGTTGGAACTCAGAAGGCTATGATATTCCTTATATGGTTAATCGTGTAACACGAGTAATGAGTAAGGATGATACACGCAAGTTCTGCTTGATGGGTCAACTTCCCAAGCCAAGAGAATACGAACGATTCGGTAAAGTCGAAATGACTTATGACTTAGTTGGTCGCATTCACATGGACTATTTACAGTTGTATAAGAAGTACAACTATGAATCACGCCACAGTTACAAGCTAGACGCTATCGGTGAGATGGAAGTCGGCGAGAACAAAACACAATATGAAGGTACTCTTGACCAATTGTATAACAAGGACTGGTTCAAGTTCTTAGAATACAACAGACAAGATACTATGTTGTTGGTAAAGATTCACAACAAACTAAAATTCTTAGAGTTAGCAAACGCACTAGCACATGAGAACACAGTTTTGTTACCCACTGTTATGGGTTCAGTAGCTATGATTGAAATGGCTATTATGAACGAAGCACATGCACGTGGTATGGTAGTTCCAGATAAGAAAAGGAAGAAAGAACATGAAGAAGACGTACAGCCAGCGGCAGGTGCCTTTGTTGCTAACCCCCAAAAGGGAATGCATGACTGGGTCGGAGCAGTTGACATTAACTCACTCTACCCGTCAGTTATCCGGGCACTCAACATGGCGCCAGAAACCATCATTGCTCAGGTCAGACAAGACCTCACAGACCAGTACATGAAAGAAAAAGGTCAGCGCCTAGCGAAAGCTAAAAAATATTATAAAGAGGGCGATGACGATGTAACTGGTGCTATTCTATGGGAAAACTTGTTTGGTGCGTTAGAGTACACAGCAATTATGAACCAAGAACGTGGTACGTTGTTATGGGTAGACTACGAAGATGGTCGCTCAGTGCAAATGTCTGCGGCAGAGATTTGGAAGATGGTCTTTGATAGTCATAAGCCTTGGATGATTTCAGCTAACGGTACAATCTACACTTATGAAAAAGAAGGTGTGATTCCCGGTCTGCTAAGTCGTTGGTACTCAGAACGTAAAGAGACACAAGCTAAGGCAAAAGAAGCATACGGTACTGACATGTACGACTATTACGATAAGCGTCAGCTTGTTCGTAAGATTTTGCTTAACTCAGCTTACGGTGCGTTGTTGAACGAACACTGTCGTTTCTATGATAAGCGTATCGGTCAATCAGTAACACTAAGTGGTCGTCAGATTACTAAGCACATGATGAGCCAAATCAATCAAACTGTAACAGGTGAGTACACACATGAAGGTGAATCTATCGTTTACGGCGATACTGACTCATGCTACTTCACTGCGTATCCAACTATGAAGCCTCAAATCGATGCAGGTGAATTAGAGTGGAACAAAGATATGTGTATTGGTTTGTACGATGCAATCGCAGATGAAGCAAACGATAGTTTCCCTGCTTTTATGGAGAAAGCATTTCATGCTCCTCGTAAGAACGGTGCAATTATCAAAGCTGGTCGTGAACTGATTGGTGATAGAGCTATCTTTATCGTTAAGAAGCGTTATGCTATTAACATCTTCGACAAAGAAGGTAAGCGTAAAGACAAAGACGGTAAGCTAGGTGATATCAAGGCTATGGGTTTAGATTTGAAACGTGCTGATACTCCTAAATACGTACAAGAATTCTTAATGAACGTATTGAGTATGGTAATTCAACAAGGTAAAACTCGTGACGATGTTATTGAAGTCATCAAAGATTTCAAACGTACTATGTCAGCACAAGCATCTTGGACAAAAGGCTCGCCTAAGTCAGTGAACAAGTTGACAACTCACACTAATAACTGGAAGAAAACAGGTAAGTGTGGTGTAGGACATGCTATGGCAGCAATCAATTGGAACTATCTACGTGAAATGCACGGAGATAACTATTCGCAAAAGATTATTGACGGCATGAAGATTGTCGTTTGCAAACTTAAACCAAATGCATTGAAGATGACTTCTATTGCATACCCAACTGACGAACTACGCTTACCAGAGTGGTTCAAAGAGTTACCATTTGACGATGACTTAATGGAATCTACATTGGTAACAGAAAAAGTGGAAAACTTATTAGGTGTATTGAACTGGGACTTGAGAGCAAACACAGATACTAAATCTACGTTTGACGATTTGTTCTCGTTCGGGTAAACTAAGTGTTTACAAACGCAAAAACTTCCTATATAATACACATTAAGTATTCCTAAATACATTAACAAGGACATAAACATGAAAGATATTTTACAAGACATTATCGAACACACACGAGCATTAGAAGGTATTGACCTTATTCGTGTAGAAGGTTCGCAAACTCAAACAGAGATTATCGCAAACGCAGAAGACCGTTCTGTTATGATTTCTGGTTTGTTCAAGAATCCAAACAGTGAGTTTATCGGCTCATTTGGTATGCCTAACTTGACAAAACTAAGCACAATCATTGGCTTTGATGATTATGATGCAGATAGTAAAATCACAGTTTTGACAAAAGACCGTGAAGGTGTTCAAACACCAGACACTATTCACTTTGAAACTAAAGATGGTAGTTTCGTTAACGACTATCGCTTGATGGGTTCTAACGTCATCACTGAAAAAGTCAAGAAGCCAATTATGACTACTGCTATCACGTTCAACGTTGAGTTTTCTCCTAGCGTTGCGTCTATTCAGCGTTTGAAAAAGCAAGCAAGTGCTAACAGTGAAGAAAATACATTCGTCACTAAAGTTGATGGTACTGATTTGAAAGTGTTCTTCGGTGACCACTCAAGTCATAGTGGTAACTTTGTGTTTGAAGCAAACGTTACTGGTAAGTTGTCACGTGCTTGGGCATGGCCTATCAAACAAGTAATGGCTATTCTTAGCTTAGCCGGTGACAAGACATTCAAAATCAGTGACCAAGGTCTATGTGAGATTGTTGTTGACTCAGGTCTAGCAGTTTACACATATCGTTTGCCAGCTCAACAAAAATAATATGTTGAACGGAATCAATACGAGTGGAAGATATCTCACTGTAACAGGTGGTAGTTCTTCTACTTATATCAATAAGAACTATAACTCTAACGCTAAGATGGTTGGGGATATGATGTATGATGTTGATTCTCAATGTATTAAAGTCTTTGACGGCAGTAGCTGGCAACCATTGTATGGAAGTGTTGCTACTGTTGAACTATCTTACGAAGCTGAAACATTACTTGATTGGGCACGTAAGAAGAAGGATGAAGAAATGTTGCTTGAAAAACAAGCACAAGAATCTCCTGCTATCAAAGACTTAGTTGAGCAAATCAAACTCAAGCAAGAACAAATCAAAATGGTTCAGACTCTACTCAACAGTCCGGGCAACGATATTAAACCTTCAATGATACCTTAATGGAACAAGCAAAATTAACAGACGCACACAGCCCTGAATGGGCACTATTCTTACCAGCGGTAAGTAGTTTCTACATCAGCGGCTTGGGTAAGCAACGCAAGGGTATAGATTACTTCCCTAAAGAACGTATTCCTGCAAGTTTCAACGGTGACGTAGAGAAACTAAACTTCTTAAACAGTAAAGAAGGCTTATACACTTACAAGTGGGGTTTGTATTCTGCGGGTCATGCTAACTTAGATACAACTGTTGACGATCCTAGTGAATCTATCATTAGAGAACGTGAAGAAGGTACATTCATGTTGGGTGACTCAGGTGGTTTCCAGATTCTTAAAGGTCAATGGCCTGCTGACTGGAAGGATCCTAATTGTCCTAAAGCTATGGAGAAAAGAAAGATTGTTTTAAAGTGGATGGACACATACATGGACTATGGTATGTGTTTAGATATCCCATCACAATCCTTTTTGAACACTCCTGCTATTCCTTTGCATGGTATCCATAACATTGAAGAAGCTATTACAGCTACCCATATCAACAACGAGTACTTTATTAAGAATCGTTCGGGTAAATGCAAGTTCTTAAACGTTCTTCAAGGTACTACTCATACTGAAAGTGATGATTGGTATGCTGAAATGAAGAAGTACTGTGACCCAAATATCTATCCAGAGAATCACTTCAACGGTTGGGCGTTCGGGGGTCAAAATAAGATTGACATTCATTTGACATTGCGTAGAATGGTTGACATTATCTATGATGGTTTGTTGCAAGAAGGTAAACATGACTTGATTCACTGTTTGGGTGTATCAATCTTAGAATACGCTGTATTGTTTACTGATATCCAGAAAGCTATTCGCAAATATCATAACCCAAGTCTACAGATTACATTTGACTGTGCAAGCCCATTCTTCTCTGCGGCTAAAGGTTTAGCTTACTTTAACAACACAATGAATGACGATGAAAAATGGTCATATCAAATGACCAAAACAGCAGAAGATAAAAACTACGCTACGGATAGTCGTAAGTTTTCGGATGCCTGTTTGCAAGACGGTGTCCATACTATGTTTACAGATAGTCCAGTAACTGATAAACTACTTGTTCGTGACGTATGTTATCGTGGACATGGTTTCATAGGTCAACATGGTAAAGAAACTAAAACAAGCTGGGACACTTTGAGTTACACATTGATTCAATCGCATAATGTTTATCAACATATCTATGCGGTACAAGAAGCAAATCGCCGATACGAACAAGGTGTGATTCCTGCTATGGTTCATCACTTTGATTCAGGTATCAAATTCAAAGATATTGTCGATGAAGTCTTTAGTAAGAAAACTAGACAAGAAAGCCACGCTGTAATTGAACAATACAGTTCAATGTGGAAGCAAATGTCTTCAGGCGCTCAAGGCTTCAGTGGTAAGAAAACTGTAAACGCACGTACAAAGTTTAACGAACTATTTACATTTGAATAATATGCCATACAAACAACGAATCCAAACGTTAACTGAATCACATCGTTTGATTGACAGTGTGATTCAGGATTTGATGCTCAATGCAAACTACGATGAAATGAAAGTTAAGGCTCTAAAGAAGCAAAAACTCATCTATAAAGATAATATTCGTAAGTTTGAACGAGCCCAACAAGAACAAGGTGAAGATTAATATGAACAACAAACTAGACCAAATGATTGACAACATCAAAGCTAATCAAGGTGAGACACCTCAACGAACACAAGCAATGTATGAACAACGTCAACGTATTAGTCAACAGGCTAAGCGTACAATCTTTGTAAC